CTTCTCGAAGGACATCTATCCTGACGGTAACGTGACACAGGTGCACGACTACAAAGAAGACTTACCCGTGTGGCTCTGCGCCGACTTTAACAGGGCACCGATGGCGTGGGCACTGATGCAGGTGCATAAGACGAGAGCAGGTCAAAACCTGTACGTCATCTTTGACGAGATATTTTCCAAAGAAGCGTTAACGACCGAGCAAGCCATGTTCACCGTAGAAAAGCTGAGGGACTGGGGCATACAGCGCGTCATACTGGTGGGCGATAACACGTCTAACCAAAGAAGTGGCAACTATGGACGCACGGGCAAGAATGACTGGGACTATGTACGCGAGATTTTCGACCAGAACGAGATCAGCTACAAAAGTCGCTTGGACATACAGAACCCGCGTCGTAAAGTGCGCGTCGATAAGGTCAATCAGGTCATACTGGGCGGTAAACATGCCGAAAGGCGCCTGTTAGTGCACGAACGATGCGACAATGTCATTAAGGACTACATGTATTCCATCGTGTCCGACCAGACAGGCGTAAAAATTGATAATGGCGACCGAGGACACATGTCTGACGCGGTCGATTATGGCATATTCAAGAATGAGAAGGGCTCCATGTCACCCGTGTACGCACTTCGCAGATAGAAGGAGCAATAGTCAAGGCAATCAAGCCGTAGAAAGAAGCTTCAAGTTGTTGTAGTTGTTTTTTTAGCAGATGTCGCCCAAACACCACCAGAGCTGATGGTAGATTGTTCGGCGCTGTCCAAGTTTCAGCAAAAACCCCCTAAAAACTGAAACCTGAACAAGCACCAGAACACCACCGTCGCATCAGGTGAGTTGCAGGGCTGCCTAAAGACTCAAGTGTCCAAGCCATACATAACTTACACGTTACTCAGCGCGTTACTACATCTCTGCAATAACGCCAGTTAGCTGATCGACCCACCCTCGTCAGGTAGTACGTGCCACGCCCGATATTTCACGTCGTGTTTCCCAGTTGCAAGTAGCGATACTTCAGTAAGCGACGGAATATACGAAACGAAAAACACAAAGACAAATAAAAAATGAAAAAAATCGGTATTGAAGTTCAGCGCCTTTAGAAGATATATTCACGACTATGAAAGGTGTTACGAAATTATCGGGCGGGCGCATTGAATACAGGGGAAAAACCTTCTCTGGCTTCAATAAACCGCGAAACAGTTGGCTCGACACGAAGAAGTTTGCCGTGCTGGCCAAGAAGGGGAACCAAGTAAAGTTGATACATTTTGGTGACCCGAACATGTCCATAAAGAAAGATCAACCCAAACGAAAGAGCTCGTACTGTGCGCGTTCAGGCGGAATCAAAGGTTCCAAGGACAAGTTTAGCGCAAATTACTGGAGCCGAAGAGCGTGGGACTGTTAATATGCCGTTAAAATCGGGTTACTCGCAAAAAACGATTGCGGAAAACATCAGAAAGCTCATCAGTGAGGGCTACACGAGGCAACAGGCCGTCGCGATAGCCATGCAACACGCCAAAAAGTTCAGAACATGATAGACATTTACAAGAGTCAGCCCGAACTGTCCAGAGAGGACATGGAAACGATCGTTATGGACGAACTGAAGCATCCGTACTATGACGTGTGCATAAACAGGGCAAAAGTAATGAATACGTGGTACCAAGCCGAGCATGACGAGTACCTGTACACGAACAATATCCTGTTTTCGGAAAAAACGTACATTATCAAGCAAAGTTCGGTCGAAAGTGAGCGTGACTATCAGCGTAAACTCGACAGAATGAAGTTATTCCCGCTTGAGCAGAAGTTTTTATCGGCTCAACAGCGCATATACGACGAAAACAACGTGAACAGGGAGTACGGAGGCGACAGGGACTTCTGGACGTGGAAAGAAGAGAACTTTGACGGTGAATCTGACCCTGCAACCGAGTTTTACAGGGACAAAGTGCTCTACGTGAAGGAAGTGCTCGGTTTTGGCGCCGTTGTGACCGATATTATGGTCGATGGCCAAGGAAATACCGTTTTTGACCCACAGGGCAACGTTGTGCCGTACAATGTCGTTCTTAGACCGCATGAAATCTTTCATTTTGGCTTTCGGCAAGGCATATTAACGCACCTTGTGACGAGGCAACTAACCTTTTCGATCAAGAATGAGAAAATCTACCGATGGACGGCTTATACACCCTCGAAAGTGTATATGTGGGAGCAAAAGAATTCACAAAAGGAGTTTGTGGCACAGATTGATAATCCGTTTGGTGAAGTTCCTGCTACGCTTCTTAAAGGACAGCCAGACGCCAACAGTTCGTTTCAAATCGGTAAACCACGACGATACTCACTCAAAGGGCTGTACCTGTCCGCATCAGAACTGTTTTATGACCTGAAGCAGGGCGCAGAACTGTTCGGGCACCCCATTCCTGTGATGCACGAGGGCATATTGAAGTCCATGTCGGGCATTGCGGACGATGAGACCTATGAGTCGGACAGAATTGTGGAAAGCGTGGGCATGACCATTGTCATCCCTGACGATATGCAGGTTCCGAGCACGATGCTCTATCAAGCGGACATGCAGGGCTTGCAGTACCTCAGAGACGTTATCTTTAACGACCTTATGGGGCTCATTTTCCTATTAGCGCAAGTACGGGACAAGAGTGTTGTTAAATCGAACGTGTCTGGCAACGCAAAGAAGCTGGACAACATTGAGGAGCAGGGTCTTCTGGCTACAACGGCTTCGGACATGGAGAAAGTGGAGAACGAAGTGCTTAAGCGTATGGCTCGAGTACGGGGAGAGGATTATGCGGAATTTACTGTGACCTACTCGAAGCACTATGACCTGTCCAGTGCGCAAGAGATATGGTCAGACATCAGCGAAGGTATGCAGTATCACGGATTGACACCAGCCGCACTGAAATACTTGATGCACGAATATCTAAGAAAGCGTAGTGCGCCGCAAGACTGGATTGATAAGATTATGACGGAGCTGGACGAGCATGGTATGCCTCAGACGGCGTCTGAGCTTAAGGACTTGGTGGACATACTGCCCCCAGAGGAACTCGAGAGACGAGCAAACATCGGTATTGAACTAAGCAAGACCGAAAACGTAAATTAACCCACGAATGATGGAATCAAAGCAAACAGAGGGTATGGATGCAGCCCAAAGTGCATCGGAGTCACAAGCTCCAGAGCCGTATAAAGTATATACGTCCGAAGATGAGTACAAGCAGGCACAGGATAAGTTTTTTAAGGGTGCCTATAACGAAGGTAAAAGCAAGGTTGAGCGTGACGTGCTAACAAAGTTTTCATCCGTACTGGGTGACGACGTAGAAAGCATTGACGACATCCTTGAGCGTGTAAAAGGAATTACTGCACCCCAGAAGGCGCAGAAGTCCGAAGTGGAAGAACTGAGATCGCTGTTACAGGAGCAAAAGGACGCTCTTGAGTCGGCACGGCAAGAAGCACAGTTAGTGCGTATGCAGTCCGCTATTAGCAATCAGTTTTCTTCAGCACTGACGGACGTGGCGAAGGAAGGCGAACTGTCCATCAAGCCCGACTATGTAGAGCAACTGTTCTACAATGAGTACGAGATTGATGAGCAGAACGGTCAATACTTCGTTCTAAAAGATGGCGTAGCGGTACTCGATGATAGCGGTAACAGAAAGAGTATTGGCAACGCGTTTAAGGACTTTATCAGGGAAAACAAGTTTTTAGTTCCCCAGAAAGCAGGTGTCGGTGTTACGACGGGCGCTACGGACGCACAAGGCGAGAAGCCAAGTCGTTCAGAGTGGCGCAAATTGATTCGTAGCAATTCACCTGACGCACAGCGACGTGTGGCTGAGATGTATCAAGCAGCGAAGCAGGTCGGTTGGGCAGAATAACGCAGGTTGGGCAGAACCATAAATGTCTCATGTATTAAGGGGTCGGATCGGTTACGACCAGAAACAACCGAGAATCACATACATAAACCTTAATTTAACACATACATATTATGGCCGTTAATTCCAATTTCGACATTCTCGAACCAGAAGCATGGACAGAAGTTGCCCGTGAACTTCCTATTCCGAGAAAACCAATGATGGCGCAAGCCGCCACAAGCGTAGCAGGTGCAAACCTTGAAGGCTACGTAGCCAACGCGTTCGACACAGTGAAGGTTCCTCGACCGATTCGAGCAGAACTTGCTGACGTTGAGACGTACGCTGCGAACACTGACCCGTCTATCAATGACCCGAACGTAGAGAATGCTGTTCTGCAAATTGATACGCACGAGATCAGTTCTTTCCGCATCAACAAGCGTGACTTCAAATTCACCTTGGTTGACTTGGTTCGTATGTACATGCCTACCTTTTTGGACATGCACGCACGAAAAATCAATGCCAAGCTCAAAACAGAAGCTCGTAAGTTCGAGGCTGCCTTTGTAGACAAGAACACCGATGCTACTGTGCTTGACGATGCTGACCTGCGCGAAGCACGACGAATCCTGCTCGGACGTAAGTTCGTAAACGCAGAAGATGGGTTCATCGCTGTGATCGACCCTGATGCAGAAGCAGACCTGACCGGACTGGGCTTGTTCCATCAAGCAGATCAGTACGGAGCACGGAACATCCTTCTGGACGGTGCTATGGGACGCGCTATGGGCTTCGACTTCTTCGTGGACAACCTTGGCTCTGCGCACACGGCAGCTACCGTTACGGACGCTGTTGTAGCCGCTAACGCATCTGCAGGTGCTACTACGCTGACCATTGATGATGGTTCTGCGGGTGGCGCAACATTGTCCTTGAACGAAGGCGATGTGGTCTACTTTGGCACTGCGGACGAACCTGATGACTACTACGTAGTACAGTCACAGACAGCAACCGTGTTGACGCTCAAAGAGCCACTGCGAAAAGCAGTTGCTAATGACGCGACAATCAATCCTGTGGACATTGCAAGTGGCGATGCAGGTAAAGAGCAGTTCTTCTACAATCCAGAAGCACTGGCCTTGGTTACTGCAGGGATGGAATCCATTCCTAACACGGAAAACGTCGGTATTCGACGAGCAATCGGGTTTGACCCGACTAACAACATGAACTACACCATGTCGATGAGACCGACAATTCACGGTGTGGACGTGTTCATTGAGACTCTGTACGGGGTGAAGAACTTCTACCCTGACTACGGTGTTCGATATGTTCGAGGAAACGTAAGCAAAGCGTAATCTAAGACTTTGCTTTGGTGGCAGGGTAGGGGGTGTTCTCCCCCTCTGCCCTGTTTTTCCTTAAACTGTGAACCCTAAAACGATGAGTCTCAAAGTGTTTGACGAAAAAATGACGGTAGGTCTTACGGGACTCGCCTCTATGCTTGTGCTTGAGCGCATAAGCGTGATTATCTCGATTGGAGTTGGTCTTGTAACGCTTGGTTACATGGTCACGAAGTGGTACTTCCTCTACAAAGAAAATAAAGAAAAGTAACAAGATGCCCTTTAGCAGCTTAACCTTGACCCGAGACGATATTGACGCGTTTGAAGATATGACGTTCAAGAATGTGAACGTGGGTGGATCATCAACGCTTGGCTTGTCAGAGAATGACACGCTGATGCTTGCTCGGTCAAAGACCATGTTGCAAACGGACATTGCGGAAGAGCTCAGAGAGTACGTGAACGATGAGACGTATGCCAATGAGACGGCTCTTCTCGATGCAATTTATGACGCGGACAGTGAAAACCTGTTGTCAGACCTGCTCACCTATAAGTTCCTTGAACTGTGGTTTGCTCAGGACGCTACGCACACCGACAGTTACAGTTACGTAAAAGCGGGCAAGTATCACAGAATGTACGTACAGTATCTACGCTCTAACCTAAGAAGATTAAGCGGATTGCTTGCTACGCCTAAAACATTAAACCGAGTACGTTGGATTAGCGCATATTAGTAATGAGCGAATTTGGCAAAGCGATAAGCAACGACATTAAAAATGTGACCTCGGGTAGCCTATTTGAGAAGTTTCTCGACAAGGTGGACGAAGTGTATCG